GGTGGTCATCTCAAGGACGTTGATAACATCAGGCGAAGCGATTCCAACATCTGCTACATTCTCATAAGCAGTTGTTGTTCCAAACACTTTGATACTAGCATTAGGATTTGCCCCACCCGCAGTTCGCAATAGTGTTGGCATGAATACGCCATTAGGCGCAGCTGGTGAACGAATTTGATATCGTATTTCTTTGATACTCATTCCTTCTCGCTTTACTACATTAACAAAGTCGGATAGGTCAACACGGCCATAAACAAGGGCCGTATCACCACTTCCATTAACATCAAATTGTAGTCGGTCTCTTAAAATTAGGTCTCTGCTTCCTTTCGCCATATCACCCTGAAGCCATAGACGGTACTTAAAGAAAGCGAACATGTTCGTACTCCGCCACTTTGCAGCAAATCTCCGCGAGCGAAGCGAGTTCCGGTGGCTTTATGTCGCATATGCGCGACGCATGGGTAATGCGTTGCAGATTATCGGGGCCGATAGGCCCACGCAAAACTGACACAAACAACAAAACTATAGTTTCGGCTACGCCTTCACCAAAAAATTAAGATAAATATATATCTACAAAGGGTGTGCGTCAACTATGGGAGACCAAAAGTTCCACATTATATGCCTGAAACGAAGCCGATTAAGAGACCGAAGCGAATATGAGTTCACTTCTATGTGGTTCAAAGAGTCGCATGTTGTTTATTGGATGCCTAATTTTAGAGGTTATACTGACAACATAGACGAAGCCGGACAATATGACCATTGGGACTTGAAAACATTGAACGGTACACATTTAGACTGGTTTATTGTGGCGGTGAAAGAATGAGAACTAAAGTGATTTCATTATGTGATGAAACATGGCGACTAGCACAAGAAAAGCCTAACTTCTCAGAGTGGGTTCGATATCAATTATTAGCCTATGATGAGAAAAGGAGAGAACAAGACAATGTTGCTCATGAATACTGGAAAGAACATGGTGTGTGGCCGGAGTGGTATCAATGATAATGTCACACCATATTACAAACATCACCTCACAACCGTTTGACAATAAACTCATAAGAAAAATTTTGGATCGTGTGATTAACAGAATTAACTACCGATATTTGAATGAATCCGTACCTGGTCATCCTTTGTTTGTTGACCCTTTTGCTAACGACTCATTCACTAATTATCTGCAGGGTTGTATTACTAATGATTTAAATCCAAAATTTAATACAAATTATAATCTTGAGTTCAAAGACTTTGCACATGAAATGAAGGAAATAGACCATCAATTCGACCTTGTTATTTTTGACCCCCCATATTCATTGAGACAATTGAAAGACAATTACGACGGAATAGGAAAAGACTTGAAACTTTGGCAAACCCATAACATGTGGGGTGAAGGAAAGGATGTTTTGGCGCAGCTCGTGAAAGTTGGCGGTTATGTTATCTCATTAGGTTGGACGACTGCAGGGTTTGGTCGAAAGCGTGGCTTTTCAAAAAGAGAAGTTCATGTGTTTGAACAACAAGCCCGTGAAGACCGTTATTCTTTATTCCTGGTTGTTGAACAAAAGTTGCAAACTAAACTAGAGTTGCAATTTGAGGGAATTGAAGAAGAATAATGGCATAGAGCAATCGCTCACACCATACTATTCTTTCGTTTTGCGCTTTATCGATGGGCGCTATCGGTTCCGGTTGTGTCAAACGCATACCTCACAACATCAAGGTGTTTCCGTTATCTGCGAGTTTTCTAGGTGGTTGTTGTGCCCTCAATGGTCCCGACACCAAACCACGATTCAAACCAAACCTGAGCCAATCAGGAATCGGTCCTTTAACTGCGTCATCAATTCCGAATGCAGCATCATAACCGGCCATCTGTCGGGCTCCGGCCACATAGACTCTCAAATTGGCCGTATCAAGCATAGCCTCAGATTCTTCCGCGGAATAGTTGAGCCAAAAATTTCGTGCAGCAGTCCCTCTTAACATACGTTCAGGACGAATTCCTCCGTATTTCCACGCGGGAAATATCTGACCTACATTATCTGCTTTAGGAATTGTACGTCCTTGGTTCATTAAATTGATACCTTGAGCGACGGAACGCTCACGAATCATTCCTAAACCATATTGTGTAACACTCGCTTTAGTGGATTTGACTTTAAGCATAAAAGAAAAGGCTATGTTGCTAAAAACGGCTTCATCAGGGTTTTCATCATGAATTAACAGTGTAAAATAAACAAAGGGTGTATAGAATGAAAAAGACGGCCCCGCCCCTATTTGTGGAGAAGGGAATTGGTCTAATGGGAGTAGTGTGCTTGTACTCTGATTAAATGGGCCCATAACAGCCTTAAACAGTATAGTGTCATTTCCCGCAGCTGGTCCACGGTTCGAAATCCCGGTAGCAAAATCCATATTTGAATAAATAACAGGGTAAGGTGTAACAAAGGCTGTTACATATGCGTTGCTTGTGTCGTTATATCCAATTATGCTATCCTGAAAAATATCACACGCTAATATCTCATGTTTCATTCCTCGAGTAAGTTCGACCTTTTTTTGAACAATTGTCAACCGATCGGATGATGTTATTTCAGATTTTTCGATTGACTCTCTAATGTATGAGATAGGCATTACTTCTTCCTCCCTTTCTTTTTTCCAAAGCCACCGACTTTAGCCATTCTTTCAAGATTAAGTTTTCCTTTCTTTGGACCACTTTTGAACTTAATGTGATTCTTTTTGTTCTTGACATATCGGTTCCATTTACTAAGTCTTTGTTTTTTCTTAGGCTGCGGAGCCTCTACAAGAACCTCTAGAGCCTCTTGAGCATCAGTTTGTTGAACTTGTGTCAATACCTCCCCCTCTTTGATGAAAATTTGAAATGAAGGAGTTCCATTCAACATGTAAGCCTGATATGCCGGTATTGCTATCATATCAATGGGAAATACGGTTTCCTGGTCTCCAAGAATAAATCCGCTAATGCCACCTAATGTGGCTCCAACGACTCGACCTGCAGGGTGAGGTAACAAACCACCAATTTTAGCGCCAACTTTAGCGCCGGCTCGAGCCTTTGCTGTTCTTTCTGCAACCTCTTGAGGGTCCGTTAAATCAAATCGTCTAGGCAACTACAACACCTCAAAGGTCTTGTTGTTGGGTCAACATTTCAGTCATGTCGGCTTCGGTCAACTTAACTGGTTCACCAATAACCATGACATCAATTTCAAGGGTTAGTCCTAACGAATCGCAATTATCAACAGCAACGCCAACCAAAAGGTCACTTACAATATGATAACCTTCAGTGTGAAGGTCAGGGGTTCCATAATGAGTCCATTGATTTGCTAGTGCCGCAGTAGTAGCCCCACCGTCATCAATTAGAGAGGTGGTCATCTCAAGGACGTTGATAACATCAGGCGAAGCGATTCCAACATCTGCTACATTCTCATAAGCAGTTGTTGTTCCAAACACTTTGATACTAGCATTAGGATTTGCCCCACCCGCAGT